AGAATTCCGATAAGGTAGTCCTTCATGATATGTCGATTTCTTTAAGTTCGTATTTTCCGTTTTTGTTTTTGCGCCACCCGTGGACCAGCAAGATCCATCCGGCTTTTCTTAGATGTTCTAACGCATCCGATTCGTTGATCTTGTTGATGCGGCTTTTTGTGTTGCTCCAGCTTGTTGATTGCACCGCTACAGTCTCTCCATCGCGGATCGCTAGGATGTCGATGATTCCGAAGAGATCGTGTCTGGTTTTCGTGAATGAGTTCCAGCGCTCGACAACCTGGACCAACTGACACGTTTTGCGCAGATGGGCCAGACTGCGAGCGGTGGGGGATTGTTTCATGCGTAGGGGTTCTTGACCGAAATAACCAATTCTGGGTAAAGCAATTCAATCGATTTCATTTCCTCTCTGATCACACCGTTCCACTGAGCTAAACGCTTGTGTCGATACCATCTCCAGTATTTCAAACCGTCGAGAAACTCAGATTCAGCGTGACAAGCAACGCAAAGAACGTGCAGGTTTTCGATACTGTCCGATCCGCCAAGGAACCTTGATTTTATATGCGCCCTTTGAAGCGGAAGGTTTTTTCTCCCGCAGGAAAAACATTGCGGGGTGTTGACGATTTCAAAGTCAATTTCCCATCCTTTTGCAATAAATCGGTCATTCCAATATTCTGCAATCTGCCTCCTTGTTGGCATCTTGCGAGCGGTGGGGGATTGTTTCATGCTTCGTGCTTTGCAAGGTTGGCAAGTTCCCTGTTAGCCGCCTGCTCCTCTTCATCCAAAGCGCCCTCAAACTGATATGAGAATTCAATCAGCGCATCGCGCAACGAATCGGTAAAGGCATCGCGCTCGACGAGGATCCGAAGCGATGCCAGACCAGGTGACCAGCTTTGGAACCACCATGCCTCCGCTCCGGTCACAGCCATGCACCCGTGAACCTGATAAAGGTAGGAATCAGGAAGGATCCCAGCTCGACGGTATTCGATGTGTGTTGATGGCACTGGAACTTTGCCTTCAAATCCGATGCTCGCGCCTTCGACAAGGCCATCTGGCGAACATCCGAACCAGCCGTAATTGCTCTGACAAAAGCCCACCTGGACCAACTTCTTTCCGGTAGCCGTTTCAAACGCTTCAACCGCTTGCGGCTCCATCTCAGTGCCGCGCTGCATGGCTGCGTTTTCAAAGTTGGGATTTTGCCAGCATTTGGCCCGTTCGCTGATGAGCTTACAAATCGCCTTCTCTCTCGCCCCGTCTGCAACCTTTCCTTTGGCCAATAGCCACGGGCCGAAGTTCGACGCCGTGAGGACTCCACGGCGAAGGTCGTGCCATTCCTCTGAGCGTTGCTCGCAGTAATAGATTGTGCAGTCTGGAAATTCTTTCATGCTGATGCCAACGTTCTGGGTTTGGTTGCGAAGTCGAGACGAAGCGCCCTGTCGAGGATGTCATCGTTGGGCAGGTGATTAATGCTCGGCAGTATCTCCGGTTTAGCCGGCTCGATGCGCGCAGGAATGACTTCGCGCTTCGATGCTGGGACCAGCTTTCCGCGAACCATCTTGGCGTCTTTGGCCGGGATCACTCTCGCCGGAATGATCCTTTCCTCGGTGGCATCAATGCCTGTCTGGAAATCGCATTTGCCGCCAAGGCCAACGTAGAGATCGACTCGGCGCTGCATTTTGGCCCTCTGCCGTGATGTCAGATCAAAGTTCTTGATCTGATACTCGGGAAGAAGGCGCCGAATCGCTGCGAGGTTGAACCGAATGGTTGGATTTCCGCCCAGGTGATCGATGTGATAGATTGAGACTTCTTTCATAGTGTTTCAAGTGTTGGGAAGCTTTCATCAAATGCCCATTTGAGAATTGTTGTGGGCTTGTTTTCTGCATGGGCCTTGAGTGCCTTGATGCCAAGGGCGGCGATCTCATGTTGCGAGAATTTACCTCGCGTCTTGTTGCTCTCGCGAATCAGGAGCTTTCGGAATGCCACTGCGGCAGAACTCCCGATTCCGGTCTCGACTCCGTTGAAGAACGATTCGGTTTTATCCTGCCCAATTCGCTCAAGAGCTAAAGATGCGAAGAAGGTTTTTCGCACCTTGCTGACGAGACCCTCAAGCACGTTCCACTTTTCAATGGCCCACTCAATCGAGTCGTAATGCTGGTAATATGCATCAAGAACTTCGGTCTTCGAAAATCGACGGGTTCCAAGATTCTTACCGTCCGAGTAGCTCATCCACATCTTGGCGACACTTGACTTTGTAGCGTAGCTTGCGATTTCCTCGTATTTGAACGCATCTGAATAAGTCCTTGGAGTCCCTCCATCAATTAGCGGATAAGCCTTTGGATCGAGTCCGCGAACCACCAAGACAACCGGAAAAAAGTCGGCTTGCAGGAAAGCGTGAAGGCGATGCTGTGCATCGATCAATGCGCCATTCCAATCAAACCGAATTGCGTCTCCCGTAAACAACCATCTATCGTTGGTCATGTCGCGGACTGCCATCTTGACGAATTCCGGCTTGAGGTTCCGTTGAAAATCCGGCAAAGCGGAAAGCCACTTCTCGCAGATCTCGCGTGAGGTTTGCTCAAACGACACTTCGATGCCGTTGTAGGAAAGCTTGTCGATCATGCTGCACCTCCCTCTTCGATGACTTCAGCCTGCGCCTCGATGGCGGGAGCGATGGGAGCGGCAGAAGCAAACGAAACCTTCGCGGCTTCCTGCTCTGCGCGATCCCGAGGAGATTCTGCCGTCCACTGGCGCATCCGTTCTGCATCCTCTGGGTCCATAAACGACAAGCCAAAGGCAACGCGAGCGCACTGAACGAAGGCTCGATGCCGCAGCATCCTGACGGGTTGGTTGTTCCAAGGTGGAGTGTTCCGCTTGCACTCGTCCAGGTATTCAGTCACCTCGACTGCGCGTCCACGATCTTTGCGGTAGATCCGGCAGGTGATCGACTCAAGCTTGCCGTTGGGCTGGTTGATGTCGAACTCAGTGCCGTCGAAGGCAGGGTTGTCGTTTACGATGCGATACCAACCGTCAACGCCGATAATGGGGACGATGCCTCCGCTTTTAGAATCAGGGAAGGCGTAAATCTCCTTGGTGAACGGATTCAAACCGTATTCGTTGGCAACGACGCAGAGTGCCATCATCTGCGAATCGGTAGCGCCCTTGAAGGCAGTTTCCTTTAGGGTTGTAAGGAGCGCGGCAGGCTCGACGTTGTATTTTGTCGCCATCGTAGCGAGGGCGGATTGACGCGACCGAGGTGCGTCAGTTGTAGCGATTTCGTTTTTCATTTGTCTCTTTTTTGGTTCTAAATAGTGGCCGTGACATTGTCACGCAGACCGCCCATAAAGGCGCTTCGTGGTCTCGCGGATCTCAGCGACAACCTCGTTGTAGTTCGCGACCTTCTCGCCCTTCCATCGGTTATTGTTTGAAGTCACAAGCGCAACGCCTCGCTTGTAGGTCTTTTCCATCATGCGGCGTTTTTGGAGAGTGTTTTTGTTAGCCATGTTGTTTTTTTGGTTTTGATTTTTCGCGTATCAGTCGCGCCCCTGCCCGTTGTCGGGAAAAATATCAAGAGCCAGCCCGTAAAGCTCCTCCTCGGCGGCATCGACGGCGGCGAGTCGGATGCCTAAATTTTTCAACATCCGCACCTGGACCGCGAGGCCGTCGTAGATCAGGTGGTCGCACGATTCGCGTTTGCGAAGTCGAAAGGCGCGGATCTCAGCAATGAGAGCGTCAGTCTCGCGCTCATGGTTTGCGAGTAGTTGGTCGATGTTCATGGTTTATGAATCAGGTAATCAATGGCAAAGTCGTAGTCGCGGCGCTCAACAACGGACGGGTCGAGTTCCTCCCCTGTTTCGTTATCGATGACCGCGACGATCTCGGATCGCTCAATCTCAAGCGTCACGGGCCTTTCAGCGCAGGGACCGTCGAGCAGGTAGCGCGAGACGATGCCTGATACGGAATGCGGAATCATGGCCAGATCAGATCGAAAAGGGCTGGCACATTCCAGATGGCGAAAACGGCAAGCGTTGTCAGCAGCTTGACGAGGAAGTCGATGGGATCAAAGTGCATTTGAAGCGATGTGGATGAGAGTTCCAGGTGCAACGTCGAAAAAGGCGACAGGCTCAGTTTTCCGCTGGGCCTCGTAGCGAGCGCGAGCGCGTTCAAGGGCGTCACGCATCGCGAAATAATCCGCGTCCGATTTGGCAGCAACTCCGGCCTCGAAAGCCCTGTTAAACATGTCAGCGACCGAATCCGCCGATGAGAATGAGAGGAACTCCTCCATGCGTGCGCGGAGGTTATCCGCTTTT